CAGGATCAACCGGAATTGCATATTTGATCAATTGTGGTTGAAACACGATGTGTTGTTGACCGTCTATTGTTTCGGTACGTTTCACATCTGGTGTGAATATGATGTCACCTTGATAAATTCTATCTGAACCGATGCTCTCGTAAACTGGTCGTAACGATTCTAACGCTTGATTCAATTTCTGAGCCAGTCCAGGAGCATGCCCATGATTGGCTGCAATCTCTTCTGGTGTGTGATTCACTTTGGGTTGTTTGTTGAATCCGCTCTTGCTTGCCACAAAGAATTGGCCTTTGTAGTCTGGTCGCGGGTCAGCACCAAAATATAATGCAGGTGCTCCATCCACCTTGAGATTCACAACTGTCTCGCTGTCCAATCCGTAGATGTAATTTTTCAAATGAGACATGTGTTCAGCAAATTTGTTGAACCCTTCCTTACCTTGTTCGATCACCAGATCCTCAAGATGGCTCAAGTGTAATTTCACACCTGGGTTCGCTTTGGCTTCTAGAAATAACTCGTAATATTGTTTGAATGTGTTCATATTATAAAAGTTTTATTCTAGGGGCAGTTGCAAATACTGTCTGCGCTTTCGATGCACTTGCTCCCATTTCATATACATCAATATCTAAATCAAACATAATTGGTAAATTGTTTGTTGTTAGATGGTCGTATAACTCTTGTAGGCTTTTATTACAGTCAATAAAAATCATTGTTTTATTCTTGTCATTACCAGCTGTGATAATATCAAACCCTATCTTGCTTTTATAGCAGAGTAGAGATATAGTACCGATTAACCTCGCAAAATTATCATAATTGACTGTAGGTAAGAAATTATTAACATCATGCGTTTTAAAAAAATTAGTGATATCTGTTGACAAGTCACATTTACCATCTGTTCTAATTTTTGAAAAACCGAGTATCATCTCTTCTTCGGTGTCACATAAAGCAAGATATGTGTTAACCTGCGATATCCAATTCTGTCCTCGCGTATTTAATTTCTCAATCTTATTGATAATATACTGTCGGAGCTCGTTATATAATGTTGTCGAACCTTTGCCTGTCTTTGGTATTTTTAAACTTTTTGTTCTAGAGCTCAATAAATCATTGACACTTTGTATATCATTAATCGCATCAATCATCGGTTGTTTCTTAAAATGCGTTTTGAATATTGAACTATTCGCAGATTGTTTCAAATCGATTATGAGTTGATCAATTTGAGTTTTATCTGTAACTTGATCAACAGATTGAATAATTGTATCTAGTTTTCCGAGAATTTCGTTTAATGTATTGATATAAAAATGACCACCATACTGAAGATTACCGCCTTTGAGTTCCTGTAAATCATCAATAACATTTTGAATCATAGTCCTGTCACCACCTAGTACAGCACCGGCGTTTGACGGACCGTTAGTTTTAATTTCAACTTCCTTTCCGTCCCACTGCAAATCACCACTATTACCTTTTGTTGCTGTCCCGAAAATACTGAAAGTACCTTCACCGAGACCAACATTTGTGCTCGAACTAGGCACGACAGTATCATGTATAGTTGAAATTAATTGATAAAGGTTCTGGCCATCACTTCGAAACTCATCTGGTAATTTATTGATAATGATATTGACAAAATCTGTGACTTCTGTATCAGTGTATATGTCTGATAAAGTCAAGAGGTCCTGTTTATTATTCGCAATATACTTTATAAGTTCTATGCTTTTGTTATACGGGCTCGAGATAACTGCCTTTTTTAAACTATCAATTGCCGTTTGTTGACCTTCACCCCATCCACCATTATGCATTATCTTATTTAAAAAAGAAATGATGTCACCAGAATCAATTGTAACCTGACGTATTAATGTTTTTGCATATTCATCCTCTAATGAAAATTTTGAGACAGTACCATCTTCAAGTTTTACTGAAACAACAGCTTCATCAAAACGACTGCTGATGGTATCAAATTTTTTACGTGATACTGATTCATTGTACAGCTTGGCTATGTCTTTGTTGCTCATGTGCCTGGTCCTTTGGGTACATCACCCATGTCTAGATCTGGATAATGATTTTGCACAAGTTTTAGTAAAAGTGGTTTGACTTGTTGCATGTTATCAAAACTGACTCGAGTGGTCAGTTGCATGTATGATTCTTGATCGATGTCTTTAGGATTGATGATCAATGCTCGTCTCACAAGCTCTAACATGTCAGACTGTAATTTGTCCATGTCATCCGGTACCGCGTCAACCATTGGTTCTTCAACCGGTGCAGGTGGCGGGGCTTCTGCTGCAGCAGGGTCCATCGCTGGATCAGCTGTCATCTCGTCTTCAGGTGCTTCAAGCAGCTGCTCCCCAGCATGCTGCACAATGTCATTGAATGTTCGTTTCATAATTAAATTTTCTGATAATTGTTCTTGTTTCAACTTGTCGCGTATCTTGATGATGGCTGTATCTGGAATGACTGTAGTGGTTTTGAAATTACCATCACGATCTTTCATGGTTGGTGGTAAAAGTTTGAGATAGTCATCGAAGTTATCTGTCACACCAAAATTGTGTAACAATCTGTACAAACCTTGTAATGTTTTCGCGCCTGGTCCTGTACCGGCTTTCCATTCATCGAGAAAATTTAGTTTTCTTTCAGGTTGTGGTTGCTCAGTTTCTGTTCGATCATCTGGTTGTTCAGTTTCTGTTTGATCGTCACCGGGTTCACCTTCACGTGAAGTTGAAGAATCTGTTTTATACCCAATATCAAACATACCGGGTTGTGGTAAAAAATATTTGATTCCTTCACCACTGGTGTTGTGCGTGTCTTTGAAAGTACCGGATTGTGAAAGAGCTGAACCTAAATTACCAACTCCGGTCCCTAAACCTTTGGCTAAACCTTTGGCTAATTTACTTATCCCTTTACCTGTACCTCTCAATGCTTGTTTGCCACGTGCCATGTCTGCATCATAATTTTCTCCACGATCTCCATGTGGATTCTTGTCTTTGTCATATTTACCACGCCACGATCTACCGACCGCTTTGACCATATCTCTAGCACCACCGAACATGTCTCTCACACCTTCCATTTGAATGTTCAATTCCGGAAAATTTTGTTGTATCATCTGCACCAGCTGTCCACCGTTATTGATTACCATTTCCAATTCATGCTCTGGCATGCTTCGACCGAGCATTTGTTTGAGGTCTGCACGATCTTCATCTCTGATGGGTAACATCTCTTGCAACAGACCACCAAATTGATCATTTGATTCTGATGCTGGTTGATCACCAAATGTGAATGATTGTGGTACCACTCGTTGCAAGATCTCTAGAAACTTTTCTGGATATTTCGACAAATTTTCAACTGCATCGATGTTGCTTGCTGTTGAAGCATCTCGGCGTGTTTCAATACCTACACTCTCGAAAAAACCGGTGAGCACACTGGCCCATCTGGATTGCTTGTTACCAGCTGTGTAGTTTTTCAATTTGCCCGGGACAGGCATTTGATCATCTACCATGCTTTCGAATTGATCGGTCATATATAGTATTTATCATATAAACACAAGATTCTTAATTTTCATCTTGTTAAAATATTGTTGTGACAGATATGTCAATTCGAATTTTGAAGCAAATTTATTCACTTTCTCAAAATCAAACTTCTTCTCACTCTGTCGTTTGAGAAACTGATCAACCAGCAGTGCACGACTTCTCAGCTCCGCAGTAGATTCTTTACATCGGTCAACAAACACATCATAATCATCTTCATGATCGTATATTTTGATTGGTAGCAGCGTTTTAATTTTACGAGTCAATGTGTTCAAGAAATTGGTTATTTGTGTTCTGGTGGAGTATTTGAACAGATCAAGCTGTAGATTGTCCATGTTGTTATACACAATCACTTTGTTGTTTGTCCTGACATTCATCACACTCTCACACAACATGTGTATCACGTGATGATACATGACCTTCTTGACGTCATTCTTACTCATGTTCAGATTGTCGAGTAGATGAAACTGGTGCAAATCGTCGATGATTTGTGACTCACACGACTTTAATATGTCTCGATAATCTAATAAACAGAAACAAATACTCGGTAGTTCAAAGCAATTTATCGGTTTCATCTTGCATGCTGATTAATTTATGTTTGATTGTTTCGAAGAAGTTATCATATGTGACTATGTAACAATCTTTGTATTTTACATAATTGCTCGATTTCAGGCAACTCTGAAATTGCTTGAAATGAGATTCATGCATGCATGCAAATGCTCCTCGTCTTGTTATCTTGAAAATCAGAAACCACACTTTGTCATCACTCCAGGCCTGCTCGATCCAGTCGTTCAGTGTTTTGTTGTCTGTGAACAGATGATGAAACGCGAAGTCTTTATAATTTTTACATTCGATCTTCAAATGATACAACTCGTCTGGTACCAGGATGTCACCCTCATAAATCAATTGCTGTGATTTAGACAGCTTGTCATACCGCACGTTGTTCTTGCCACCCACAAAAGCTCCAGAATTGGGAACACGTTCAAAATTGTAACCAAACACTTTGGAGAGATGAGCCGCGATTTCACGTTCAAATGTGTTGCCTTTGGTCTTGCTTTTAGATGGCATGTATATATTATATCAAGATCAACTGCCAAATCCAGGCATGGACCCATGACTACCACCGGAGAAAATTGAACCATGTCGGGTTTGTACTCTGGGAAAAGCTTGTGATGCAGCGGTGTCAATTTTCTTTTTCGATTTTTTCTTTTTACGTTTCTTCTTCTTTTTTTCTGCTCCGAGAGCATGTGGTATCCTTGCATCACCAGGAGCATAGAAATCGCTGCTGAACGTGTCACCTGGTGTCGTGTCACCAAACACACCGCCTGGTCCAGCGAAATTGTCTTCGCTTAATATTTTGAGAAACAATGTTTTGTACAATGACATGAGATCTTGATTATTGAGAAATGTAGTATATACTTATATTTAGTAACAATTTATGAGTCTCCTAGAACAATATGTAAAAGAAATGGAAAAGGATGTGGAGTTTGACGACTTCACCATCAAAGAGACACAAATGAAACTCCCGGCAATTAAACACAAATGGGTGGGTAGGTTAGTGAGACACAAACAAGAATTGCATCGCAAACGAGCCGAATATGAGCGATTGAAAAAAAGATTGATCGATGAAGCTAGAAAAAATAGTACATATCAGGTGACAACACCTGCTCTTGAAAAGGTGGTTGTCAAGCATGAATCAATGATAAAACAACAACATGAGATTGATGACATGCAACTAGTCATAGAGTTACTAGAACGAGCTGAAAAGCTATTTTCGAGCATGTCTTTTGATATAAAGAATCTCATTGAAATCATGAAAATGGAAACATTATGAGCATGAAATTCACATTGGACAAATCCGGGAAGAAGGGTGTGATGACCGGAGACATGTTCGAGCAAGTGCGTGAAGCTTTTTCAGTCAACAATGATGCAGCCAAGTTCATGAGATATAGATCACGGTTTGTACCTAGCCGGAAATACATAATCACTCCTGCCGGTAAATTTGATATCGGTATGTTCTATGATTTTAAAAAATATATCACATCACAAAATCCGAGTGAAAAAATTCACGTGGATGATAATTTCAGACAAGTCGTCACACCCAAATACCCCATCACCCAACTAGAACCACTCAACTTCGAATTGAGAGATTACCAGGACACGATCGTGAGAACATGTCTAAGACTGGGTAGAGGTGTGTGCGTGTTAGCGACTGCAGGTGGCAAAACTTTGACAATCGCGAGCTTGATTCAAACTGTTTTTAAAAAACACAAACACATGAAGTGTTTGTTGATAGTACCTGATCTAGGACTCGTGAATCAAACACACTCTGATTTTAGAGAGTATGGTGTCACATTCCTGCATAGCAAATGGACTGGTAGTGACGCACTAGACATGGGCTCAAATGTGATTGTTGCTAACATGGGCATATTGCAGAGTGACAAGAGTGATATATCCTGGACACAACATGTTGACATGCTGATAATAGACGAGGTGCACAAACTGAGAAAGACAAACAAGATCAACAAGATAATCAACAACATCAACACACACAATCGTTTTGGTTTCACTGGAACCATGCCGGAAGAACAGATAGATCAATGGAATATTGTGGGGCAGATTGGACCTATTTTGTACGAGAAAAACAGCTACCAATTACGTGTCGAAGATTATATCTCTCCGGTGGTGGCACAAGTGTTGAAAGTCGAATACAAAGACAAACCAGAGATTGGCAAGAGAGGTGATCCAACTGATGGTTATCGCAAGGAACATGATTTCATAATCGATTCAAAATTTCGCAACAATCTGATAAGCAAGCTTTCAAGCAAGTTTGACAACAACGCGTTGATCATGATCGATTACATAAGACATGGTGAAACATTGTATCAGCACATAAAAGACAATTGCCCGGACAAACAAGTGTATTTCATACAAGGTGATGTTGAAGTTTCTCAACGCGAAACCATCAAAAAGATAATTGAAAAAGAATCAAATGTTGTGTGTATAGCTGTATCGAAAATTTTCTCGACCGGTATCAACATAAAAAATTTACATTACATTGTGTTTGCTGGAGGTGGAAAAGCCAAGATCAAGATATTACAATCGATAGGTAGAGGATTGAGAAAGCACAAGACAAAAAACAGATTGACAATCATTGATATTGCTGATCAACTCAAATATGGATATCAGCACATGACCAAACGAATAACATTTTACAAAAAGGAAAAAATTAATTATGGCATCAAAAAAATCACAGAACGTAGTTGATTCTAACAAACCAAAAGACAAACCGGTTAAAAGAAAGAAGAAATCAAAAAACGCACATTATGTGAGCGGTAAGGATTTGCTTCAACAGATAACCGATTACTATGGAATGGATGTAGAAGACACAATACCGGATCTACTAGGCGAGAATATATACAAGATCGCCCGTGGTCTAAGCTTCGCACCCAATTTCATAAATTACTCGTACAAGGACGACATGATAGGTGACGCGATTGTCAAAATGTTCTCAGCATTACAGCAACGCAAATTCAAGATAGATTCTGGATACAATCCATTTTCTTATTTCACTACAATAGCATATCATGCATTCATCAACCGCATCAAAAAAGAGAAAAAACATAGAGAGGCACTGTCTGAATATCAAGAGACTGTGTACGACGAATTGTTAGGTTCAGACTACAACGAAGCAAGCGAACAGCCAAACTACACCAACCCATACGCAACTGAATCGGATGATTGATGATTTCCAATTCACGCAACCACGCGTGTGTTGCGTGTCTGACATACATGTGGGTGTGCATCAAAACGGGGCCATGTGGCATGAAATAACCATGGAATGGGCCGGTTGGTTGCGAGATCAACTAGTCAAACATGACATACATGACATGATCATATGCGGTGATCTGTTTCATTATAGGGATGAGATAGCCGTTAACACCATACAAGTTGTCACAGAGATGCTTGACATGTGGCGAGAGTTTAACATAATTGTGCTTGTAGGCAACCATGATGCATACTACAAGGACCGATCCGATGTGAACTCGTTGAGCATACTCAAAGGTTGGAACAACATAAAAGTTATTGACATGTTGACACAAATCAACAGTTTTGACAAAGACTTGTTGTTTTGCCCGTGGGGTACCAAAAGCCATGAATTGACAAAAAATGACATAATTTTTGGTCATTTCGAGATCGAATCATTTAAAATGAATCACTTCAAAGTGTGTACTGAAGGTGTGAAAACAAAGGATTTGTTGTCAAAAACTGATCTTGTGATAACCGGGCATTTTCATCATATGGATGAACGCGTGTACAAGAATGGTACCATATTGTATCTTGGAAACCCTTTTCAAATGGATTTTGGTGACACAGAGACAAAAAAAGGTTATTATTTACTCGATTTGACAACTAATGAATATGAGTTCTATGAGAACAAATTGTCACCCAAGCACAACAAAGTGAAATTGTCAGATCTGACCAAAGTTGGCACAATCAATCGTACCATAGCTCAACGTGTCAAGAACAACATTGTTAAATTCATAATCGATAAAAATATCATGCCAGATGAGGCTGATTATATCGTGAGACAATTGATCAAACACGAACCTAAAACATTCAATGTGGACTATGCAATAAACTTCAACAAGTTTAATGAAGGTAGTGATGAGTATGATCTGTCTGGTTTTGATATATCAACCGCAATTGAAGAGTTTGTAACATTATTAGAAATTGAAAATAAAAAGGAAGTTATAGATCACACTGTTGAACTATACAAAAGATGTAAATGAAATTCATAAAATTTGACAAATTGACCGTTAAAAATTTTCTCTCTGTTGGAGACGAACCAGTCAATGTGACATTTGACACTGGTATAAATGTGATAACCGGTATCAATCGTGACAAAGATGACAGACGAAATGGTGTAGGTAAAAGCACTATCGCTGACGCGATATACTTCACAATATTTGGCAACACATTGCGTGAGATAAAAAAAGAAAATGTGGCTAATAACGCCTCAACAGGACAAACAGAAACGTGTGTTGAGTTGACAGTGATTGACAATCAGCGAGAGACAAAATATAGCATAACACGATTACTCAATCCATCAAAGTGTTACATCTATAAAGACGGTGTTGACAAGACTAGAGACTCGATAGCTAACACCAGCAAGTACATATCCGATATCATATGTAGCAGCCCGGAAGTTTTTCAAAACTGCATAATAATGACTCTGAACAACACGGTACCGTTCATGGCTCAAAAAAAGAACGACAAGAGAAAATTTATTGAAGGTATTTTGAATTTACAAGTGTTTGGTGACATGTTGCAGCATGCTAAAAGCGAGTACAGCGACGTGGCGAAGCAACTCGAAGTGGAGTGTGCCAAATACGAAACAACATCAAATCAAATTGAGTCTATAAATCGGCAAAAACAACAACAAGAACAAACCGTTCGAGACCAGCTTGGAAAATTACAATCCCGCAAAAAACAAAACACCAGTGAGATAGAGCAGTTGAAACAAAGGTCACCTATCACCATAACCGAGAGTGTTTCAGAGTTTGAACTGAAAATACAAACCGCGCGAACGAACATCAATTTATGCAATGATAAGCACACAAATTTGATAACAAAAATTTCAAGCATCAAGACAAAAAATGAACATATAAACAACACATTGTCAAAAATAACAACCGGGTCTCAAACCTGTCCAGCATGTTTGAGACCGCTAGCAGATCATGACATGCAAATGATTGAGCAAGAGAAAAAAGAGCTACACGATCAACTTGAATCAAACAACATGCTGTTACGTGAGATGAAGACCAAACTCAAAACAGTTGATGAGATAAGAAAAAATTTACATACATCTGTAACAGACAATGAAAAGAAGATAAACAAACAAAAAATAGACATCAAAGAAAAAGATAACTTGCTGAAGCGTATCAATCAACTCGAGCAACTGAACATTGAAATTGAGAATGACATGAAAGATGTGTCAACAAATCGGACATCATTCGACAACATGATCAACGAGATGACCGACAAATTACAGAACATTCAGACAGTGATTGATCAACACAAACAAGAGATAAACAAATTAGATATTGTGAAATTTGTTGTGTCGGAAGAGGGTGTTCGATCGTATATCGTTAAAAAGATACTGCAGCTACTCAATGGTAAGTTGGCATATTATTTGAAGAAGATGGATGCAAATTGTATGTGTGTGTTCAATGAATATTTTGAAGAGCAAATAATAGATGAGAAAGGCAAGATCTGTTCGTATCACAATTTTAGTGGTGCTGAAAGAAAGAATATTGATTTAGCATGCTTGTTCGCATTCATGGATATCAGACGGTTGCAAGGTGATGTTGCTTTTAATTTTAGTGTGTATGACGAGCTGCTTGATTCAAGCCTGGATGAGAGAGGCATTGATCTTGTGCTGGATATATTGCGCGAGCGTGTTGAAAAATACAATGAATGTGTGATGGTTATATCGCATAGAAAAGAAAGTGTAAAATTCGCAACTAATGAAATCATATTTCTTGAGAAAGTGAATGGCATAACACGCAGAGTAGCACCAGACGCTGGTATAG